ACCAATCCCAATGTTCGGGCGACCTGCCGATACAACTCGACGACCAGAGGCATTGCAGTCCACCTACATAACTACGGCGTGAACAGCGACGGCACACCCGCGCCGCAGACCACGACGCTTATCTACAACTGGGGTCGCCCCAGCACGGCATCCGTCGTGCGCCTGGGCGAAGCGGCTACGTCGGTGAGCTTCACGAACGGCACGGCTCAAGTCTCGCTTACCGAGTACGCCATCGTGAGCTTCACGGCTCCCTGATTCCCATACCTTGCCGGTGCACCCTCTTCAATGCCCTACGTCACCTCCCAGCAGCTCGTCGACCGCTTCGGCCTCGACGAGCTGATCCAGGTCAGCAACCCGACCGATCCGACCGCGACGGCGATCAACGACACGCGTGTCGCCAACGCCGTCGCGGACATCAGCGCGCTGATCGACGCCAAGCTCGGCGCTCGCTACGCGGTGCCGCTGACCAGCGTGCCGCTCGTGCTGCAGAACATCGCCTGCGACTTGGTGCGTGCCCGGCTGTACGACGACCGCATCCCGGACCGCATCGCGGACCGCGAGAAGGCGGCGCTCAAGCTGCTCGACGACATCGCGGCCGGCAACCTCACGCTCGGCCTGGACGCCGCCGCGCAGCCCACGGCGCCGAGCGACGGCCCGCAGTACTTCTCCGGCACGCCGACCTTCACGCAGACCTCGCTGTCCGACTACGCACCATGAGCGGCACGCCCGATGTCATCACCGTCGTCGAGACGCACCTGATCGACACGCTCAAGGCTGCGCTGGCGGGTACCAAGCTGCGCGTGCATGACCTGCCCGGCGACTGGGACGACGACATGCTGCGCCGGTTGCTGACGCTGGCGCCGTGCGTGCTGGTGAGCTTCAGCGGCGGCCAGGTTCCCCGGCGTGGCGCCAACACCGCCAGCATCGACGGCCAATGGGTGATCTACGTCGTCACCTCGCACCAGAGCGGCGAGCAGGCGCGCCGGCGTGGCAACGCGCAGGCCATTGGCGCGTATGAGATCGTCGCCCGCCTCATCGTGCCGCAGCTGCACGGCCACATCGTGCCGGGCGTCGGGACGCTGGACCTGACCGGCGTGCAAGACCTCTTCACCGGCACGGTGGAGCGCCAGGGCCTGGCCGTGTACGGCTGCACCTTCATGCTGCCGATGGAGTTCGACCGCGTCGCGCCCGACGGCCTGGCCGACTTCGCCACCTTCGTCGCCTCGCTCGACATCCCGCCGTACGCGCCCCGCTCGACGCAGACCGAGTGGCTGGCCGGCAACGACACGCACGGCGCCCCGGATGCACGGGACAACGTGACCCTTCCCACCGCCTGACCACGAGATGCCGATGACCACCGACACCGTCCGCCTTCTGCCCGCCCGGCCCGATGTGACCGTGCGCGACCCGATCACCTTCGAGCCACTGCCCAGCGACGGTGCCGACAAGCCGCTGGACACCTACTGGAGCCGCCGCCTGGTCGACGGCGACGTGATGGTGGCGGCCGGCAACCCGCCCGCTGCGCCGCCCGCCGCCCTGATCGGCAACGACTGACCCCTGGAGACCTTCCCATGACCATCAGCTTCAACAGCATCCCCATCAGCATCCGCACGCCCGGCCAGTACATCGAGTTCGACAACTCGCGTGCGCTGCAGGGTCTGCCGGTGGTGCGTCACAAGATTCTCGTCATCGGCCAGCGGCTCACGACCGGCGCCGTGGCCGCTGGCGTGCCCACGCGCATCCTCAGCGCCGCGCAGGCCGAGGCCGCCTTCGGCCGTGGCGCCATGCTCACGGCGACGCTGGCAGCCCTCAAGGCGGCCAACAGCTACACCGAGTGCTGGGCGGTGGCGCTGGACGACAACGGCGCCGGCGCGGCCGCCACGGGCACCGTGACGCTGAGCGGCAGCCCCACCGAGGCAGGCACGCTCAACGTCTACATCGGCGGCCAGCTAGTGCAGGTGGCCGTCGCCAGCGCGGCCACCGTGGCGAGCCTGGCCACGGCCCTGGCGGCCGCCATCAACGCGGACACGACGCTGCCGGTCACGGCCGGCGCTGCCGGTGGTGTGGTGACGCTGACGGCCCGCCACAAGGGCGAGGTGGGCAACAGCCTGGACGTGCGCGTGAACTACTACAACGGCGACCGCACGCCCAAGGGCCTGGCGACGGCCGTGGCCGCGATGACCGGCGGCACCGCGAACCCGGATGTGCAGGGTGCGCTCACGGCCATCGGCGACGAGCAGTACAACACCATCGTGCTGCCCTACACCGACGCGGCCAGCCTCGGCAAGATCGAGACGCTGCTGAGCAACCGCTGGGGGCCGATGATCCAGAAGGAAGGCCAGGCGTTCGCTGCCGTGGCGGGCACGCTGTCGGCATCGACGACGCTGGGCACCACGCGCAACAGCCCCTTCCTGACCCTCATGGGCGCCGGCAAGAGCCCGACGCCGGTCTATGTGTGGGCCGCCGTGGCGGCCGCGGTGGACGCCTACGAGAGCGACCCCGCGCGGCCGCGCCAGACGCTGCCGCTGCCCGGCCTGCTGGCACCGGCCATCGGCGACCGCTGGACGCGCGACGAGCGCAACTTGGCGCTGTACGACGGCATTGCCACCACGGTGGTGGACGCCGGCGGCAACGTGCTGATCGAGCGCCTGATCACCACCTACCAGACCAATGCCTACGGCGTGGCCGACGCGTCCTACCTCGACATCGAGACGATGCGCACGCTGGCCTACCTGCGGCTCACGGTGCGCGCGCGGATCTCCAGCAAGTTCCCTCGCCACAAGCTGGCCGACGACGGCACGCAGTTCGGCGTGGGCCAGGCCGTGGTCACGCCCAACATCATCCGCGCCGAGCTGGTGGCGCTGTTCATGGACTGGATGGACGCCGGCCTGGCGGAAGACCTGGAGCAGTTCAAGCGCGACCTCCTGGTGCAGCGCGACAGCAGCGACCCAAACCGCGTCGACGCCGTCATCCCGCCCAACGTGATCAACCAGTTCCGCGTCTTCGCGGCGCAGGTGCAGTTCCGGCTGTAAGCGGTTTTCAACCTGTTTAAAGGACGCCCACAGCGATGCAGATGACCATTCGCAACGACGAGCCCGAGGGCTCGCCCAAGCGCCTCGCGGTGCTGGTGGTGACGGCAGGCGCCGTGACCGACCAGGAACGCCGCCACGAACTGGCCCCCGGCCAGGAAGTGCGCGTCGAGGTCAATGCCGGCCAATTCGTGATGGCCGACGAAAAGGAGAACTGAACCATGCCCATGACGCATTCGCGGGCCTACATCAAGGTCAACGGCGCGCTGCTGGAAACACTGCCAGGCGCCAAGCTCAAGCTGGGCGGGGACAAGCGGGCGCCGGTCGTCGGCAACCGCGGCCTGATCGGCTACAGCGAGACCACCGAGCCCGCCGAGCTGGACTGCGAGATCGCACTGACGGCCGGCACCAGCCTGGCCGCGCTGCGCGACATCGTCGACGCCACGCTCACCTACGAGGCCGACACCGGCCAGACCTACGTCGTGCGCAACGCCTTCGTGACCGAGGCCATCGAGGTCAGCGCCGGCGACGGCGGCAAGGTGATGCTGAAGTTCGCCGGTGACCCGGCCGAGGAGATGGGCGTATGAGCGATGACCTGAAGAGCGACGCCTTGAAGCAGGAGCAGGTCTACACGCTGCGCGTGCCCGTCGAGCTGAAGACCAAGTCGGGCGAGCTGCTGGAGCGCATCACCGAGCTGACGTTCAGGCGCTTGCAGGGTGGCGCGGCGCGGCGCGTGCTGAACGCCAAGGACAAGGGCACCGGCGAGTTCGTCGCAGCCCTCATCTGCGCGAGCGCCGGCATCCCGATCAGCACGTTCGACCAGCTCGACGCGGCCGACATCTTCAAGGCCGGCGAGGTGGCCTCCGATTTTTTCGACGTGTCCCCTCCAACCTGATCGAGGTCATGGCCGAGCTGGCCTTCGTCTTCCACTGGCCGCCCAGCGAGATGGATGCGATGACGGTGGATGAATTGCAGGCCTGGCACGACCAGGCCTCGCGCTTGATGGAACGAACCCACGGCTCACGCTGACACCCCAACATGCTGAAGCTCCAGTTCACCATCGACGCGGTCGACAAGGCCACCGCCAAGCTCACCGGCATCAACAAGGCGGTGGAGAAGTCGGTCGAGCGCGTGACCGAGCCCTACCGCAAGCTGCGCGCGTCGATCAACGGCCTGGTCGAGAACAGCGGGCTGGACAAGATCAAGGATGCCTGGGGCGGCGTGAAGGACCAGGTCATGAAGCTGCCCGGTGTGGCGGCTTTGTCGCTGGGCGGCGCTTTCGCGGTGATGCACCAGACCATCGAGTCCATCGACCGCGCGGTGGACGTGTCCAAGAAGCTGAACATCCCCATTCAGCA